GCGGCAGTCGCCTGTGTGGATTGTGTATGGTTTTTCCACCTAAAAGAACCCCCCAGAAACGTTCTTCACTGCTTTCTCAGAAACTAAAGGCGACGGCCCTTGTGTTCCTTTCGCTTCTTTGATTTTGTCCAACATAAACTGCCGCGTAGAATCTGTCATCCCTGATAATTTTGTGAGAATCTCACGACGATTAGTCCCCTTTGCAACAACAAAGCCGTATTCAACAGAAACCGCACACCATACATCAGAATTGAGCCCCATTTTTGTTAAAATCTCGTTATCGTTCACACGACAAAAGAACATTGGGATCTTGCCTGAGTAGCGTTCTGGAATCAGTGTGCCCCAAACTTTGAGCCAGGGCTTTTTGCTTTCAGCACGATGGATGTAAAATATAGAGGCTCCGCTCACCACTCCCCCCGTCTATCCCCCGTCAAATACTTCCACAGCGTGAAATCTAAAATGTCAGGTGAATAATTATGGTGCCCTTCGGAAACGATCTGTGCGGTACATTGCGAATGCTCGGAAACCCCATGGAGAATGAAATCCCCCAAATACTTTGACTGAAAGACTTCTTCTTTGATCGGCTTATTGTTCCTGTATTTTGAAGCGGCCTTTTTCGGATCAGGAGGGCCAAGTCTTTTTTGAACCGCTTCCACCCAATCTATCACCGCTTGTCGCATTGCTGAAGATCCCTTTGTAAAAATGCTGCCAGGGACAGGCTGGTGGTTTTAGGGATTTTGCCCCTGGCAGCTAATTTCATCCGCAACTCTTCGTTTCAATAAATATCATTTCAGGCCGACTTAGAAAGTGCCCATGTCTTTATCCTCCCCGGCCATCATTTGCCGTGTGTTCCTCGCCGCTTTTAACGACCCTACAGTGAGAGCAAACAAACATGCCTATCAGCTGCTCCGTCCACATCACATCATCAGCACGACCAACGCCTATCGGCAACACATGTTCTAAGTCAATGCGGATATGATCTGGCATGTGCGAAACGAAGCCAAAAACTAGAAGGACGCAAAGCGGGTAACATGCACATAAACAGCGTCGTCATCATCAAGGCATCAAGCCTTGCGCCCTTCAAAACGTATTCAACTGTTTTCGTCTACACACCTATTATTGCTTTTTCTCGCCAGACTCTCCATAAATTCTCACCCATTCATCTAGCGCAAAAACAGCCTCGAACGAATCACCAAGCTGATCCCGTCTATCTCGCACATAATGACGAAATCCATCCAAAAAATGACAGATCTGTATCAGTCCCTCTTCGTTATACGTTTGCAGTCCCTCAACCGAAACCTTGACAACCACTTTTGATGTGGATGTGATCTTCCCTGAATCGAGATCCTGCGTGGAGACTCTCATTCCTTGCTGTGGGTGGTCCTGCACCAACTTGTGTGCAAACATGGACTCTCCATATCCATCAGGCCACACCTTATGCCAGCTTCCGTCTGCTTCATCTCGCATATCTTTCCCCTTTCGTCTACACACCTATTATTGCTTTTTTCTCGCCTTCGTGCTGATTTTCTTTTCTTTCCCCACCCACTTAGACAAAACCCGCGCTATCCTTGCTGTTGGGGCTTTTGGATGTTCAGCTTTCAAGGATTTCACGATGTCTCTATCAATCGCCGCTTTGCTAAACTTCTGCCCTCTTTCTTTCTCACCGACGTTCGCAGGAATCCACGCACACCTGCAATTATGAACGACACAATTATCCGCAACGTAGGATTCGTCTTCTTCGACAGACAAATTATACAGTTGCGTGGAACTTAGACACTCGTGCGAGACTTCTACAACCTCACACTTGCCAAAAGATATCTTGTCCAACTGACGAGATACCCTATAATCCTCCAACCATGCGATCTTGTCGTCTTCCACAATATCTTTTGCAGAAACCCACGAACTCTCAGTCCAGTGCTTTCTAACCACTAACACAGGATGATCCTGTGTCAAAACCAAGATCTGCCCCTGTATTGTGCCAAAATAGTTCACTTCCAAAAACACAACGTCCACATTTGTGCCGAAATTTCTATGAAGTTGCGTGACTTTCCGGAACCTGTTTTTGTGTGTTAGGACCATTTCCCCAACACATACATTCACAATCGGCTTCCATCCATCCTTTGTATAAATTTGCACAAGCGGACTTACGAAACAATTTGGATGTCTCGGAATCATGCCCCGCGCTTCTTTCACAGTCATTACAATTCCATCAAGTGGGGCACATAAATCACAATTGTGAACCAAAATTCCTTCGGCATAGTATTCATGCTCTCCCTCAACCTCAAGATTATAAACAACTGTCCGCTTGGGCCTATTGTTGAAGATTACATCTTTAATCCACAAAGGATCCTCATTAAAACGCGAGACATAATCTCCCAACCGAACATGCTCCGCGTGAATCCACCCCCTTCCTCTCACAAAAATCGGGTGATCTTTTGTGCAACACAATGAAGGACGGCCCTTTGTCACAAGCTGAACCATTCTCCCATAATATGGGCGCTTTGTTGTTAGCAAAACTTTCCTCAGTCCCAGCCGTGTATACACCATATCCCCAATTTGAACACACTCGATAGGAGTTTCTCCAAACTCAGTATTGATCATCGTTCCTTTCGGAAAACAAACTCTATCATCAGCGGCAGTGGACCACTCGGCAAGCATCCCGACTTCTTTTATGCCCAACTTTTCAAATGAATCCAGCTGGCCTTCTGAATGGGCACGGACAATCTCTGTTCTCGCAATCGTCAAGGCGCGTGTTTTTGTAATTGTCCCGATAGCTTTGTTCATTTTACGTGCAATTGCGTAGGCACCTTCCCCATGTGCCAGCCCATCGGCCAATATTCTACTGATTTGTTGGCCCATAGCAGCCGTGACGCCCTTTAACTCTTCAAAGGCACGTAAGTATATCAATTGGATTTTTGCGACCGTCTCAGGGCCTGCAAACGCCGTGTTCAAAAATCCTTCTTTAGTTCCTTTGTACCATGCAGGGCTTTCGGAAAGTGTATCCTTGTGCACATCGGTATAGGCACGCATTGCACCTTTTCGATATGCAGACGTTGTATACTCGGCTGTCCACGGTTTGCCAGAACCTTCTACTGTCAAAACATCTGCGTCAATTCGTTCTTGAAACCACTCTCGAAATGAAATGAGTTTTTGCGGGTCAGAAGAAAAACGAAATGCTTGCACACCAGGGGACGCGTTGAACAATGTTGATTTTTTTAGATTGAGTCCGAGCACATCGTCGGTAATCAAAGCGCGAGAGACTTCCCCGCGAATCTTGCGAAAGCGTTTGTTCATTTCAGCCATGAATTGTCTACGGAGAACAGTCGTTCTGGTGGGATCGCGTCTGAGCGCGTTTTGAACTTGATGGGATGTTTTGGCCATATTCATATTTCCTTCAACTCGGCCTTTATGTATCATACACTAAACGCAAATGAGTTTGTGTCTCATACTAAAACCAGCCTTTCATATGCAGTACAAAGCGTCCCATATTAAAGGTCCGCCCCTTTGTCTGCCCGCACCTTTAGTATCTCACTCACAGCATCTTTCAAAAAGGTGGTCTTTTGTCTTGATTCCGGCATCTCACACGCTTGCTGCATTGCTACGTGCGCGCTTGCAAGAGAAAACACCGCATCACCAAACGATTCCTTCATCAGTCTTCCCCTTTATTTATGCTGTGTTTCAATCCCAGCTTTTCAATTGCCAGAACATTCGTAAGATTCACAACTATGAGTCCCATCTTTTGAGATAAAACGCTGCAAAAGTGTAGATCGTCTTCTATTTCAAAAATACCAATTTGAGCCACTGTTCCAAAAAACTCCCCACATCTATCATCCCAACAACAAACATAATCCCCTTCAAGTACACGCATGTTTACTCCTTAAAGACATGCTTTCGCCCTCACTCACCTCCAAATGAATTTCGCCAAAGCCAAGCTCCCAACCACATAACAGAAGCTATGCAAGAAAGAAGCAGCACGATCAATGCCCAAGTCGCCATCAACTCCAAAAAAGGCCTCCCACTATACGCACTTGGAAGGCTCACAAAAAATGCTCCCAATGCAAGAGCGTATATACAAAACAGAACTTTACAGTGCTTGGTTTTCATCTTTTGCTCCCGCCTCTTTCGCCTGTTGTAGCAGCTTTCCAAACCAAACCCAACTCTTTTCTCTGCTGTTATCAAAATCAGGGCGAACCATCACAAACAAGGCCTCAATCAATTGTACCGCATAAATCAGATCTATCGAACCAATGTATGCAGTATCAAACACCATCCCGGTTTCGGACAACATAGGTTCTATCTCAATTTCATTATGAAAACAGCGAAACTTCACTTGGACAACCCTTGGTTCAACATCATACGACCACCATACTTTCGGAATAGCCTTCAGCCCATTTGAAATAGGAATCCGTGAGGAGCGAATCTCATACACAGCTGTTCCTAAAGTTGGGATATGAGACGACCAAGCATCGCCGTGCCCATATTCTATTCTTTCCGTCTCACGACTTCCACTTGCCCCATCAAGTATCCCACCAGCGTTTAATGTATCGAAAATGTGCTGGGCATTTTCCGCTGCTGTTTGGTCACAAGACATCTTCTTTGTCCTCATATCACATCGGTTTTTGTTCAAGGTCACTCGCGCATGCACACCATTCCGAGCATTCTTTATTCCGACATGAGTATCCCGTGTTTGTTCCACTGTCAAACATCATTTCTTTCTTACACACTGGACAAAAGCCCGACATGATCATTCCCCTGTAGTGTACAACATCCTGTATGCCTCTTTGGCTAATTCCTGCTCCCTCTCCGTAAACACCTCTGATGTAAGATCTTCATTCATATCGTTCGCATAGGTTACGACACTCGCCAGAAGTCCTCTCAAAAGCTTTGCTTCCTCCCCAGACAAATCTAACGTCACCCCAAAATTTGAAACTCTCATCATGCATCTCCTTCCTGTTTCTTTCAGTTCATTTTCGCTTCCACCCCTATTATTGCTTTTTATTCGTCTTCTTCGGATGTTTCTTCAAGAGCTGTTTCTAGCGATGCTTCGATCTTCTGGCGTTCCACCACAGCATCCCCAATAGAATCGATCTCTTCCTGAGACATTCCCATCACAATTTTCAAAAACTCAGCTTCAGGAATCAATGCCGCAACGTCCCCTTGCACGTAGTTCGCAAGAGCCTCGGCTTTCAGTTTTGCCACAGTTGCTTTATTCTCCTCAGAAGGAGCATTCAAGTCCGGCCACTGAATTGTATAATCCTGAACTTCGGGCAAAACACCAAATGCAATCATCCGATCAATAAACGGACGAATCACCATTGGAGACACGTATCTGTTTTGGCGTTTTTTCACGCGACTGTTGAACGTCTCTTTGTCAGTCTGGGAAGCTAATTTTGCCTCCTCACTCCCCATTAGAATCCGCATGGGGACGCCCAGAGCAATCGCTACGGCTTTAATCTGTGCATTCAGGTGTCCAGTAGGATCCGCCACTTGTGGGGCAAGAGATTTTGCAGATACGCCAGAAATTGCAAGATACCGTTGCAGTCCATTTTGGTAGTTTGCAAGTTCATCGCGGATCGTATCTTCGTCCATTTCCGCATCGGTCATTTCTGGATTAATCTCAAAACTATACCCTGGGAATGCCCCTAGCCAGAACATCTCAGCACTGCCAGATAGAACCTTTCGACAATCCCAGATTCGGTTATATGCAATTTCCTGTCTTGGCGTACCGTAGACTTCGCTGATAGTTCGGTTGTCTGCAACATGGAGGATTCGCGTCCAATGAACGCACACAGAATCTAAGTCCCCGGACGCCTTGTCCGCATCCTGAACACTGATTTTGTAGATTTCTGGGCAGCCATACCGCGCACTCGATTTGTTTGCATCCGTCTTTTCAATCGTAACAACTGATTCATCAAAGGAGCGAAGATAAATTAGCTCCATTCCCTTTTTCTTTGCCGCAGGGGAAACAAGACTTTCTTCCCCGTCATTAAACCCCATCAACAGAACCCCATACCGACCGATGCCGGACAGTTCGTCAATTCTGTGCAGGAAATGGAAGATGTTACTGTTCTTGTTTAGTTCCGAGATTGCTTTCTCAAACTCAGTTTCCTTTGGATCTTCGTCTTCAGAAATGATGGGGTCTTCTGCCCAGCTTGCTTCGGGAAAAAGTTCTACCACACGTTTCGCAAGCCATTCTCGTTTGTAAAATCCTTTGTACTGTTCCATCTTGATTGTGTCTGGATATTGACAAGCCGCATTGATATCCCGATCTTCACTAAACAGTTTTGATAGCGTATCCCTACGCAACAAACTCACCTCATTTAGAATGGCTCGTTTCACATTCAGAATCGCTTGTTCATTGTTCGTTGTTTCCTCGGCAGGCATTTTATTCGCTCCTCACTATTTGTAAACTTTGGGCTTTCCCAACACGCCCAGACCGCCAACTTTCGTTTTCTTAACTACCAGTTTAGCATGAGCACCACCGGCAGCATCAACTTGATCCTTATATTTCGAGAATGGAAAGAACCTGCACTCTTCGATAAAGTCTCGTATCCATTCAGAATCTTTCTTCAAATAAATGTTGCCGTTGTTCACTTGCACGCTGAATGGATCAGCTCTGAATATCTTGTCTCCTTTTGGGACATCTTTGAAGCACAGATACCCTTCAAGGTTTCTGATTGTAGCTTCCGCCGATTCCAGCCCACCACTTCCCGGCTCTTGCTCAATCCAAACTACAGTTTTGTGGCCATCAAGTTCCGCAGTCTGTCGGATGATCTTTTCTCGCTCTTCGGAAGCCCACTGTCCGCGCACGATGTCCAGAATCCATGTCTTACCACTTCGATCCTTTGCCATAAGAACGCCCGCAGTATAACATCCAGCATCTTTCAAACCAGCTTTATCCCAATATCGGATACTTTTCACAATGGGTTCGTGCGGATAATCAATCTGGAATCGAGCCACTTTGAATGTACCACCACCGGGCGGCGTTGCCCTTTGCTGAAACTGGGCAGAATAGACATAAGTTCCCAGCAACTTCTTTTCGGCCAATACACTGCTCGAAAGTCTTACCGGATCAAGCAATCCATTTTCATCATAATTCAGCCGAAGGTTTATTGGAGAAACATCATCGCTCAATTCAGCGGGGAGACATATGTGTCGAATAGGTTTTTTGTCAGAAAGTTCAAGGGCTTGGCCCGAGGGATCGTCTTGGTGAAGCCGTTGTTGAATCAAAATCAGTGGTGTAATAGCGGAATCAACTTTACGCTGGGGGAGTGTTTCGACCATCCAGCGGTTGACTTCTTTCATTTTTGGCTCAGACAAAGCAGCGTTCGGATCTATCGGGTCGTCCACCAAAAGGAAATGAGCGTGACGCCCAACGATCACACCGCCCGCCGATGTGGACATTCTCATACCTTTTTTAGAATTGTGATAGGAGCCTTTTCCTTTTTGGTCTTTGCGGAGTTGGATACCTGGAAACAATTCTTGGTATTTCTCGGACAGAATTATGTCTCTGCACTTTAGTGAAAGGTCGATTGCTAAGTCCATCGCATACGAACCGCAAATGAATCTTGAGGCAGGTTTCCGTGTCCATGCCCATGCGGGGAACATGATACTGCAAATTGTGGATTTAGTTGAGCCTGGCGGGACATTGATTACAAGATCGTATGCTTTGGGTTTATTTGCAAAAACACGTTCTGCAACAATCTGCATTTCTTCACAAAGCACTTCGATGTGCCAATTCCATACGGGGGCTTCATCAATGATTATGCCCCAAAATTCTCTCACAAACTCATAGAACGATTGTTTACAAATACTCCGCCGGAATTCAACTTCGGAAAACTCGGCTTCTACCACCGCATTCATTACTTCGCCACTTCATTGTGTGCAATAACTTTTGCAAGAAGTTCCTTCTTTTGTGCAACAGTCAATCCCAAATCATCAAGGGAGACTTTCCTGTGTGAATAATTCAAGTCCCCAGTTATCTCAAGCTCTGTTTTCTCAGAATAGCCCCTGTCTTTATTCAGAGTTTTGTTTGCGAAGATGATTGCCTGGGTGTCTCCAACCTTTGCTAAATTCACTAATGCAGCCTCGAAAAAGTCCTTTTTGCATTCGTTTATCCATGCTATCAGTTCTTGGAAGTCTGGGTTCTTCTTCCAATCATGCTCTAGTGTCCATTTTGAAACATTAGCAACTCTACATGCGGCAGAAGTTGAGAAATTGTGTAAAGTAAGTGCATAGATGAAAATGTGTTGTCTTGCTTTTATACCAGCGGCCAGCAACAAAGGTTCTGTTTCGTTTTCATTTGTACAATTTGTAATTTCATCCCACAATGCCTTTAGGTCATCTGGAAGTCTTCCATATACATACTCTCGGAATGACGGGCAGGGGAGTTCTTTGGGTTTAGGTACTCTACCACGGACTAATGCGTCTTTTACTGCGTCAATTTCCTCGCGCCATTTCCTGAATGTTGGCCACGAGACTTTCAATGCTTTTGCAATATGAGAATCACATATTCCTTTTTGCGCCATCTCGAAGATTTGTATAACAAACTCATCCCTGTACTTGTTTGAAGGCATTGTGCTTCCCCTTTTTTTGCTACCTATACGATACAGTCTGCGCCTGTCATAGAAAAAAAGCAAGAGAAACGAGGGGAAAGGATGTTGAGAAGTATTTGTACAAAAGTCTGGGAATGTCTTTGTGTACGTTCTAAGTCCTTGTTATTCAATAGTTTGTGCAGACTCGAACTAATCTAAAATAAAGGTTGACTTTTAGGATAACATAGGTTATAATTTGATTACAGTTGAAGTGAAGCAAACACAAACTAAAGGGGTTTGAACAATGAAACAGATTCTAATCCGAATTGACCTATTCGACACAGTAAAATGGATCAAAATCGACGCATCCCCAATCCGCGAAGAGTGGGCAAAGGGTTTGAATCTTTGGGTGCATCACCCGAGACTGTTAGACGGATCTTTCGCAAAATCCTGGAAAGTGACGGAAGCGAAAACCGGAACAGCCCTCCCCTTCGGCCCTTGGGGATTGCGCAAAGACGCGATCAAATATACGAAACCGCGTATTGAAAAAATAGGCAAAGAAAAATTCCTTATGGCGGTAGAAGACACCGTTGCAAAACACGGCATTTCCCCCACTTTCGGAGAAGAGAAATGAAACGCGAAAAATTCACAAAACACTACATAATCCGAAAAACACGCTGGAAAAACCTTGGGTACACTCATCTGGGCCATGCATGGCGGTTTCTCCATTTGGAAGGAGACGAAGTTTCGACAGTCGGCAAATACTACGCAACACGGACTGAACTGCTATCGGATCTTGATCGATTTGCAAAACTTTTCGGCCTTGAGGATTAAGATCATGCGACATTGTACAACAAAGAAAGAAGCCACCATGCGGGCAAAAATCGAATGCATCGGAGGCATCAACCAAAAAGCAGTCAAATCCCGTTTCTTCTCCGTCGAGGATTGGGAATGGCACACGTGTTGGACGCTGGTTCTGCTTACTTAACTATTTCCAAAACAAGTGAAAACTTAAACAAAGGGGTTCGAACAATGATCACGATTTCTGGGAAATTGGATATCTTTATTGCGGAACGTTCCGATGTGGAAAATCTCAAAGTACTTGACGAAGCTCCGTTTGTATTCGGAACTGGGATTGTCGCCGGAGTTTTTGGACGGAACGAGGATGTGAACGGAAAAGCATTTGTCTGCTATAACGTTTCTTGGTGTAGCGGCTTCCGTCATTCTACAATGAGTTCCACCATGAAAGAGGGCGAAATCGTCAATGGCTTTCTTGTCGAAGTTCACTATGATAAAATCCAACTTCGGGAGATTGAAAAGTTAGGGGAGTTCATTCTGACCATTCCTGAATTTTCGATGAAGGCCGCGAAACGAATGGCTGCTAAATACAGCAAGCATTTCTACATCTATCAGAATGCTGATAACAAATATCCTGTGACAAGTGACTACCCCCCTTCGCACGGAGTGGGTCTTGAAGATTTCGTCCAAATTAGCCCCGATGGAAAAATCATAATCGACTAGCCCACTAAAAACACCTTGCCCAAATGTAGGAAAACGGTTATAATAGAACCAAGGGGAACATCATGTACAAACGTTGGATGTGCTACTCGTACCACGATGAACAACGAACCATTCAAAATTCCACAGGCAAATCCTACTGGTACCAAAGCAAGGCGATCATTCATTTTGAAATCATAGAAGCGATTACCAGGACAATGGCCCACGACACCTATGCCGCCACCCGCCCCATTGCTACAATCGGAACAAAACTGAATGTACGTCTCGCCCGCAAAGGCGAATAACTAATCCACATGGAGGCCGAAACCATGAGTGAAGTACACGTTGCCGACGCCGCAGCCATTTTCCAACAGTACGAAAAAATGATCTACTCGTTAGTACACAAATCTATCGCATTTCAAGGGGGCGTTTTTGACGACTTAATTGGGGAAGCATACGAGGCGTTTATGGAGGCTCTGCAAACCTACGATCCTGATAAAGCCGAAATGAGCACATGGCTTTACCAGAAAATCTATTTCAAACTGCTGATGACACAAACCCGCACCCCAGAAAAAAGATGGAACGTTTCTTTAGTCGAGTTGACTGAGGTGGAAAATGCTTCCACCCCAAATGTGGGGACTATGGCAACGTTGGATGAATTGTCGGCAGATGCAAAATCCATTGCGGCCCTTGTGCTTGATCCCCCGCAATGGCTCTCAACTCTTGCGCTCAAACACAGTCCATGTGCCCGGCATTTCAAAAAGACGATCACCGATTTTCTCAAAGCTAAGGGCTGGAAACAGGCCAAAATCAAACGCACATTCTCTGAAATCCAAAACGCACTAAAGGCATAGGAGTTTCCCAGTGTTAAAACGAAAGCCGCCATCTTACAAACATAACATCTCAGGCACTGATATCCGCAAAGCACGAACCACGCTAGGGCTGTCTCAAGACGATTTTGCGGCACTGCTTGGATATCGGTATACATCGACCGCAGTTTCTCGCTTAGAAGCGAACGGAGCACGATTAAGCGGCACACGAGCACGCTTATTGCGGACACTTATGTTGATTCATAAGCACCGAAAGATTCTGCCGGAAGCGCTTACAGAGAATCTATTCGTGAAAAAGAATTCAATGACACGGGAAGAGTTCACCTATCTCCGAACCATGCTCAATCTATCCCAGAATGATTTGGCGTGGATTTTACGTTTCAAAGGATCCCAGATGATTGCGTACCTGGAAGGTGGCACGTTTTCAATCACAAAAAAGACGGCTCAGGCGCTATGGACCCTTGCCGAAAAATCAATCAAGAAATTTGTGGTGCTAGATGGATTCCATCCATTATCAGATCACGAATTGAGCAAAATAAAGGGTGAACTAGGAATCTCCTGGACAAAGATGGCGGCATGTTTGGGCATGAATGCAATTGGAGTTTCTTCTACAAAAAAGAGGCACGAGCTTGGACGATCACAATCAAAAATGTTGCGGATTCTTTTGCTGTTGAGTAGGAATAAATCGTCCCTACCAAGAGAATTAGCAATAATGATACCGTATAAGAAACTCACATCAACGAGATTGAAGCAGATCCGAATAGCCTTGGGCATGGATCAATCTCAGTTTGCAAAAGCAACCGGGGAATGTTCCAGCACCTCTATCAGTGCGATGGAACAAAACCACAGAAAAGTTACAGAACGAATCTCAAAGGAAGCCGAACGGTTGGAAAGAGAAATGAAACCAAATGACTGAACTATTCCCGTTCCAGAAAAAGGGCGTTCGGACTATGGAGCATTTCAAAGGCAACGTGTTGTTGGCCGATGAGATGGGGCTTGGCAAAACCATCCAAGCATTACAATACATCGTCAACCACAAGGAACTCCAACCGGCGATTATTGTCGCCCCATCTACTCTCAAATATGTGTGGGAAGATGAAGCCACGAAACATTTTGGAATTCGGTCAGAAATCTTCGAGGGTAGAACACCAACAAAAACCCGATTCCCGCTATTGCCACCGCTTCTGATTTTCAACTATGCGATTTTGCATAGTTGGGTGAATTGGATCCAAACACTGAATCCGAAAATACTTGTACTCGATGAATGCCATTTTCTCAAATCAAGGGGGCGTGTCAGAACGGAGGCCGCCCAAGCAGTAGCACAAAACATTCCGCACAAGATCGCTATCAGCGGAACACCTTTGACCAATAGACCGGCAGAACTTTTCACAACTCTGAATATTCTGCGCCCTGATTTGTTTCCATCGTTTGTTCCGTTTGCGTTTCGGTATTGTCGCCCTACTCGAAAATATGGGAAATGGGTCTATGATGGAGCGGCAAACCTAGACGAACTTCACGGAATCTTAAACAAGCATTTAATGATTCGGCGACGGATGAAAGATGTGATGGAGGACATCCCAAAGACACGCCATGTGAAGCCACTCCCGATTAAAACCAGGGTCGAGTACGATGAAGCAAAGCACAATTTCCTCGACTGGTTGAAAAAGAAATCTATGCGGAAAGCGGTACGTGCCCAGAAAGCCGAAGCGTTGGTACAGGTCGGATACTTGATGCGACTTGCGGCACATCTAAAACGTGAGAGCGTTGCCCGATGGATCGATTCCTTTCTTGAGGGATCGGACGGAAAACTGGTGGTATTCACAACGCATGATGACATGCTTTTCTACCTGTATGAACGCTACAAGAAATTTTCAGTTTACATCAACAGAAATGTTGTGAAGCTCAAACGGAGAGAGGCGCGGGTTCGATTCCAGACAGACAAACGAGTCCGGCTCTTATTTGGATCTATTCGTTGCGCCGGAGTCGGACTTACGTTGACCGCTGCACATACCGCCGCATTCGCAGAAATTCCTTGGTCTCCGGGAGATATTGTTCAAGCTGAAAAACGAATCCACAGAATCGGAACCACGCTCCCCGTGTCAATTTTCTACCTTGTGGCAAAAAACACTATCGAAGAGCGGATGTGTCGAATCCTTCAGCGGAAACAGAAAATTCTCGACGCTGTTCTTGATGGTGGCGAAGTTGAAGACTTGAACTTGTGGGACGAATTGATGAAGCAAATGGAGATGGAGCGTGCCACATGACGTTTCCAGAACTCTTAGGAGAATTCGGCGTTCCGTGTGCGGAGGAAAATGATTCCCACACACGCCCGGGATGGATCAATTTCCCCTGTCCGTTTTGTGGACGCGGGGGGAGTGCCTTCCATCTAGGGTTTAATGTCAATTCAGGGTATTGCAATTGTTGGAAATGTGGCGGACACAAAACTGTCAACGTGTTGATGGAAGTATCGGGCAAACCCTATCGTGAGTGCAAGCGCCTGATAGACGGCATGGATCCGCTCAGGAGTACGCCAAAAATCGCCCACACGGGACGTTTGACTCTCCCAAAGGGCATAACACCCATGCAGCCCGCACACCGCCGTTACCTCACAAAAAGAAACCACAACCCAAAGGAGATCGAACAACTATGGAACGTCCAAGGAATTGGAATAGCCTCCTATTTAACGTGGCGATTGTTTATTCCTATCATCCACGATGGGAGCCCGATATCCTGGACAACTCGAACCATCGGAAATTCAGAGCCTCGATACATAAACGCAAAAACGTCCGAAGAAGCCCTAAGCATAAAATCCATTTTATACGGTGAAGACTACTGCAAACACACAATAATAGTCTGTGAAGGGGTTTTTGACGCATGGAGAATTGGACCGGGAGCCACGGCAACGATGGGTGTCGGATACTCACAAGCTCAAATACTGAGAATCTCAAAATATCCAAGACGTGTAGTATGTTTTGACAACTCTTTTCACGCACAAACACGAGCAAAAGAATTGTGTCGGTCGTTGATGTGTTTTCCAGGGGAGACAGTCCGCGTGAATCTAAGCGGGGATGATCCCGACACATCGCCAATCGAAGAAATTGAAGAACTACGGGAGAAATTCTTATGAGAGGCCCATTGAGATGAATATTCCACTTCCAGACAAAAAATACAAGATTATTCTCGCAGATCCTCCCTGGCGCTACAACGACAGAAGTCATCGGGGCGGGGCAGAAAGCCACTACCCCACAATGCGCATAGACGACATCTGCGCTCTCGATGTTCCGTCAATTTCAGATGACAACTCAGTGTTGTTAATGTGGGCCACATTTCCTCAACTTGAAAAAGCATTTAAAGTGATCAAAGCGTGGGGGTTTACTTACAAAACCTGCGCATTTGTTTGGGTAAAAGTAACATCAAAAAACAACATCTACATGGGCATGGGGAGACATACCCGAGCGAATGCTGAATTGTGTTTACTTGGGACTAGAGGAAAAGGACTGCACCGGGAATCAGCTGGCGTGAAAAACACATGGCTCTACCCAAGAACGAAGCATTCAGAAAAGCCGCACCAATTCCGCGCCCACATTGAAACGCTCTATGGGCGTGTCCCGCGAATCGAGCTTTTTGCTCGACACAAGGCGCGAGGATGGGATTGTTGGGGGTTGGAAGCTGAAGAAAGCCTTGCAAGTATGGTGAAATCGAAACTTGTTGGATTTTTCGATTGAAGTGATATATAATAATAGACATGGAACGTCAGACTGATGAAATACACTCAAGTCGACCGAAGGCACTACGGCTCCATTGTCAGTTTTGCGTTCCAGCTTCGGTCGACTTTTTTGTGTTTATAGGAGTCTCCCAATGTTTGAAGGATTCGACCCCCTAGCGAGCAACGTCACATACACTCCGAATCAGTATTTCGATGTAGTTGTTCCGAATTATTCCCGAGGTGTTGTTCGGCTCGTTGGCTACATGATTCGGCGGACACTGGGCTGGTGCGACAAAGAAGGAAACCCCCAAGAAGCAAAAATCGAGATTTCCTACTCTGAAATTTGTAAAAAAGCGGGAATCAGCCGAAGTGCTGTAAAACGAGCAATCCTAGAAGCTGTACACGGAAAATTCATTCAGCGTGTTCAGCGTGGAATTCCTGACAGGAAAGAATGTCCAAGACAGTCTGGAATCTATGAGCTTCGTTGGAGTTCTTCACACTTATACAAAAAGACTGTTGAATCGTTTGATGGGTTCTTCGGGGAAAACGGGAATCGAACATATGTGCCAAATCAATTCTTTGACATCATTGTGCCAAAAGAATCCCTCTCCACCATAAAAATCGTCGCCGCAGTTACCAGATTGTCAATTGGATTTCAAGCAAAGAAAGGAATCAGGCGGCGAGAATCTCGGGTGTCTCTTTCGCATTTTCGGAGATACCTTAACATCAAAACCACCACGATTGTTGTTGCAGCAATTGACACAGCAGTTAAGAAAAACTACATAACAAAGATTTCTACAAAGAAGAAAACCACTCATTCCACAAACGTCTACTCCCTATATTGGAAAAATGAACGGATCAAAAAGTACACTACCCCCCCTACCGAACGGGGCAAAAAGTTGAGTACCCCCCCTCCATACCGGGCCAAAAAGTACACTACCCTACCGGGCCAAAAAGTACACTACCTTAGAAATGAAACTAAAGAAATACTGTCGCATCCTCCGGAGTGCGACGATAATAGGTTTGTTTTTGGAGAATGTGAAAAGACAAAACACCATGAAAAGATTCTACAACTTGCCAAAGCTCTTGAAAAACAAGGGAAGTTTTGTGGAAAGTTAAAACACTCAGTTTGGTCTAAACAATTCGATCTGTTGGAAACCGAAGACGGTTTCCATTCCGACCGGATTACGAATGTCTTAGATTGGTATGTGAGAAACATTGCAAAGGAGTTTGTCCCAAAAGCATTCTCCGCTACCAGTTTCAGAAAGAAGTTCTTACAAATCGAAGATTCCATGCAACGTTCAGGAGGTTTCGGCTCTCCCATAGAAATTACAAGTTCCGCGCTTTTCGTTTTCGATAGAATTTCCTGCAAAAGTCTCCCAGAAACCGAGCTCAAGTTTGCCGTCCAAAAAGGCTTGAACAATTACAAAGACTTCTTCCGAAAGTTACGGAACCTAGACACAGACAAACTCTCAGCCCATGAAAAACGTCTGGTTCCCGTAATTTCACAATCTGCCCCCTCACCCGCAACTTATGTTGAGCGTTTTATCAATTCTGTTCTATCATGGATGATCACGCCAACTTTTAGCTCGCTCATTTTCTCCCCTGAAAAAGACGGTTTTCAGAAATTCTTGAAAATGGTTGCCGTTGAATATTCCGGCCATTGCAATGGAGTTGCGGGAATTCTTGACGCGATCAAGACTCAAAATGCAATAATAGGGGAGAATGAATCACCTTAGACCACCCAAAACCACGCCTAGGATCGCCCAGACCGAACGATTCCGGCATATATTGGGTTTCCATGTGGGCTAAGACATTCCAAACGCTTAGAAACGACTACACAGGGGATATGAAATGAAACCAAAGGTCAGATTTTTTGGAATAGAGTCGCCAAAGAAGAAAAAGGCGAAAAAACGAAAATGGGTGCTTGGTCCAAAATACCCGGCGTGGAAAGGCGCAAAGAATTGCGAAAGAATCAGGCGAGAACTAAAAGATGCCTTGACGCCGATAGATTTGGAGAGATGGAAAGCTCAAGCGCAGCGCATTTTACAGGCCGATGATATTATCTCGCCAGAACAAGCAATTTCTGACATTCAATCCACTGTCACATATCCAGACTACGAAAAAGAGCACTGGCTTTCTTCACATAATCGAGCAGAGTGGATTTTGTACGTTTTGGGAGGGCCTAATATAATTAATGCAAGGCCGGGGCTTTAGATGGAAATTCAGCATCTCGACGGATCGCAGGAAAGAACGGTTTTGATCGGAATGATCATGGACAGTTCTGTTCTTGGGCGAATCTCTGCAAAATACGAACGAAGGATGTTCGAGTCCACATGGGCAAGAATCATTGCTGATTGGTGTATCGATTACTACACGAAATATTCAGCCCCACCAAGAAAAGCAATCCAGAGTCTGTTCGAGACTTGGGCCGACAAATACAAGAACAAGGAAACAATCGAACTGGTTTCTGATTTTCTGGAAACGCTTTCGGATGAATACGAATCAGAAACAGAACTAAACAGTGATTATATCTTGGACATGGCCGGAGAGTACTTCAACCGGGTCCGTGCCTCCCAATTATCTGAAAAGGTTCTGGGCGACATTGATGGGGGAAACACCACAAAAGCTGTTGAACGGATTGAATCTTTCAGCCGTATCGAGATTGGTGTTGGAAGTGGTATTGATATTTTCCAGGACGAAGAAGCAATCCGAGACACATTCTCAGAAAAAAGTGAACCGATCATCAAATATCCCGGAGCGTTAGGAACTTTTTTCGATGACATGCTGGAACGAGATGGATTTGTTGCGTTCATGGGGCCGGAAGGGTGCGGTAAAACGTGGTGGCTGATAGACATGGCATTCCGTGCAATGATGCAGAGAAAACGCGTTGCATTTTTTGAGGCTGGGGATATGTCACAACGGCAGATCATCAAACGATTCATGATCCGTGCCGCAAAACATCCAAAACGAGCTGAGATTGTAAAATACCCCACCGGGATCTATCGTGATCATGGGGCAGAAATCGCGTCAGTAGAGCACAGTGAAAGGATTTTTGACGGCCCGTTATCTTGGCAAAAAGCGTGGACAGCTTGTGCGGAAACCATTCGCAAGAAAGTCAAAACGAAGAAGTCACTGTTCAAGTTATCTTGCCACCCCAACACAAGTTTGAATGTGGGAGGCATTCGCTCAATTCTCCAAACATGGGAGCGGGATGACTGGATTCCTGATGTCATTTTCATTGATTATGCGGACATCTTGTTGACAGATTCTCCGCAATTTGATTTCAGAAATCAGGTGAACGATACTTGGCAGCGACTGCGTGCCTTGTCTCAAGAAACGCATTGTTTAGTTGTCACGAACACGCAAGCGGATGCGGGATCGTATGATACGGCCCTGCTTTCTAGGGGGAATTTCTCAGAAGATAAACGGAAAGCGGCACATGTGACTGGAATGATTGGGATAAATGTCACATCAGAAGAAAAGGAAGCGGGCATCACTCGGTTAAACCTAACAAAACTACGGGAAGGCTATTTCTCATCACGGAGATGCGTTCATGTGGCCGGGTGTCTGGCCTTGGGAAATCCTGCGGTAAGGAGTTGTCTATAGAATAATCGTCGCAAAGGGCATTTTTTAGCAATAATAGGTGTAGAGACAAAATCAATGACAGGAGATTTACAATGAAGATTCGGAAAAATCAGGCAGTGAAATTGTTGAAAGCCATGGGGGCAAAACATCCCGAAACATGGACACCGGGACGTATTGTTACCAGCCTGACCGCTATGGCTGAAATGGAAGACGTACCCGATCTTGAAAAACGAGAACATGATTTGCTCTTAGAGATCATTGACACACTCGACAACGACCAACTTTTGGAAATTGTGGAACCTGAGCCGAAAAAGGAAGCGGCAGCTCCTGAGCTTGAAGCAGAAAAGGAGATCGAAGAGGCTGTAAAAGAAGACACAGTGTCTTCAATAATTGAAGATCTTACATCGGAGGAGCCTGAGCCAGCGCCGGAAGTCGCAGAAGTTGCGGAAACGGCAGATTCTCTATCCTTGGATAGTGTGGCTGAGATGATCACGGAACCGTGGAAATTTGCAAACAGTGCGGCCCTTTCATGTTTTGAACAGGCCGCTTCCCTTGTATGCCTTGGCATTCAAGCATTGATGGTGAATGAGACAGAGACCCCCGAAAAGAAATGTTCGGAGCATTGCACGAAAACCCCTTCTGTAAAGAAGGAGAAAAAGGAGAAGATCGGCAAGGATCGGTTCGGAAGCCGTCTCGGAAGCAACGGCGCAAAAATCAACGAGCAGCTGTCCACAGAGCCGAAGCTGATGTCTGAACTTTGCGTGGAAGCAGGGTTTGATGCCAAGAAAAACTTCCACGGGCATCTGCGGAAATTGGTTGACGTGGGGCTTGTGATTCGGGAAGGCAAAGAATTCTATCTGGAAGAAGATTAGTTTTTCGGGCAGGCAAGATGTGCTGCTTCAGATATGAAGAAAGAGAGGGGAAATCATGAAACGAACACTACAACGAAACGTCGGCGTGCGGGGCGACCTGTCTGGCGTGTCGTCGGGTGACCTGTCCGGTATTTGGGGCAATCTGTCCGATGTGTCGGGCGACCTGTCCGGTGTGACCGGCAATCTGTCCGGTATTCGGGGTGACCTGTCTGGCGTGTCGTCGGGCGACCTGTCCGGTATTTGGGGCAATCTGTCCGGTGTGTCGGGCGACCTGTCCTGTATTCGGGGCGACCTGTCCTGTATTCGGGGTGACCTGTCCGGTATTTGGGGCAATCTGTCCGGT